AACAAGTTATCAAATAGATATGAAGTTAGATAAGATCACAGGCGCCCGTCCTGACAAAGGTTCTTATACTACAATCGACAAGTTACTAAAGAAAGATACTACATTGCCACAGAGCTTAGGCGCACAGGGCGGTAGTAACAAATACAGAGGAGCAAAATACTAATGAAAAACTGGATCAAAAATAGACTAGACGAGCGTACATCTTGGGATGGAGCCGCTCTTATTGCAGTTGGTGTTATTGTATTAATTGCAGGACCTTTTGCTAAATTAGCCGCATATGCCGCAATAGCATACGGTGCTTGGACAATATTCAAAAAAGAAGACTAAAGTTTTCCAATAGGGAGATCAGAACTAGCACTCATGTTCCAAACTTGTTTGCGTTCGACTCCCTTTTTTTGTGCAAATTTCTTACTATCGCAGGTCTTACATACGTGAAAGTAATTATTTGTTAAACGCTTAGGATCCATGCTTCCCCTATTACGTTCAAACTCAGCATCACAATTATCACACCTAAATACACATATAGTCTGTTCACGCTTGTAGGCGTGTTCCTTACCGGTCTTGCTAGTACGAGTATGGTGTGTTTGTTTTTTAAATTCTTTAATGAACATACTGTATTTACATTAAGATTATAAAACGCTTAGATAAATACATACAATAACAGCTAAAACGTAGCTGAAAATCACAATCTGGAGCGTAGATAATGGCAAAACAAGGTATTGATATTGGTGTTGAGGGTAATGACGGCACCGGCGATAGTATTAGAGAGTCGTTTCGTAAGGTAAACGAGAACTTTCAAGAACTATATGCAGTATTTGGAGCTGGTGGAACAATCAGTTTTACAAACTTAGGCGATACACCAAACATATTAGACCCAAGAAAAGTACTTCTTGTTAACGATGCAGGTACTTCATTAGAGTATCAGGAGTTTGCAAGTGACTCTGCTGAAGGGAATGGTGAAGCTGACAGTATAAGCATTAGCTATGACATAGCTGGTAAGATTATATTATCAACATCATTTAGAGCAGTAGCACAAGACTTATCACCAAGTTTAGGTGAACCATTAGATGCAAGTCAACGAGCGATTGCTAACGTTGGTATAACTCAAACAGCAGTTGATAGATTAAACGCTATACACCCAGGTAACGATTACACAATTGATGATGTTGTAATTACAAAAGGTTACGCAGATACAAGATATATTGCAGGTGTGTTACCAATACGTGTTGAAGATGAACCAGTTGATGCATCAGAATACATATTAACAGCAGAGAGTTACACAGGCGGTAATATATCTGTAGTTGATCACGGTTATGATAATACAATTAACGGAACACCTTACGTATTCAAAGCGGAAGACACAGATCCATCTACTCTTATTTCAGATACTACATATTATCTAAGATTCCAAACATCAAGTCAACTTAGTGTACACAGATCCAAACAAGGCGCTCTTGATAATACTGATCAAGCATACATTACACATATTATTGATGCAAATGATGTGCATACATTTACTGATGCAGGATATGATTCAAACTTAGAAGGCTTCTTCTTAGCAAACGAAGCAATGCCACGTAAGAGCATAGTAAGACGTCAAGGCGATACTATGACAGGCCCGTTGGTATTACATGATAGTCCAGGAGAACTAGCAGGATTAACTACTAGTGAAGAAGACTTACAAGCGGCTACTAAATTTTATGTAGACAACACAAGTTATTCAAGCCCACAAAACTTATTTGTTAGCACAACAGGCGATGACAAAATGCGTGGCGTGCCAAGTGGCAAAGATGGTACATCATGGAGTTATGCTTATAGAAGTATTAACGCCGCGGCAAGACGTGCAGAAGAAATGATCAAAGCATCTAGTGCTGAACCTGGTCCGTACATGCAGACTATTACTAGAGACAACAAATCCGCTAACGCAGAAGTTGTTTCTATAGGTATTAATAATCCATTGTTTGGTCAAGCAAGAAATCTTATTGATTCAAACAGAGAATGGTTCATTAGAGAAATTACAGCATTCCTAGCATTTACATATCCTACATTTGAATACAACGTTGGATTATGTGAAAGAGACTTAGGACTAATATTAGATGCTATTGCTCTTGATATTAACCGTTCACCAAGTTTAACAGAAGCAACAGCAAACAGTCTAACTAGACGAGCTGCCGAAAGTTATTATGCTAGTGCAAGTGGTAGAATTGCAATTGGTAGACAGTTAACTGAAACTGTTGCCGCTATTACTACTGCAAGAGAATACGCTGAACAAGTTTTATTAAACAGAAGATATAATCAAACAGCAGTTAGTTCAATTACAAGTGCAAGTATTGCAACATTAACAACAATTACTGATCACGGACTTGTAGATAAAAACATTATCGTAGTTGATGCAGTATCTGGTATGACAACAGTAAACGATCAGTTCTACTATGTTAAAGTTACAGGCGCAAGAACACTAGAACTGTTTACAGATGCTGAATTAACAACACCATTAGATAGTACACTGTTTACACCATACGCTGGACAAGGTAATATTGGTTTAGTATATCAAACAGATGAAAAACAAACATTTGATGTAGGTGATGATGCTGAAGCAGTTGCAAGACAAGCAGTAACAGATAAATTTAACTTAGTTATTAATATTCTTTCAAATGGCATTGACGAAGGTGCAAGTGTAGCATACGGTAAAACATATCGTGTTGTTGTAGCCAACGGTGGACTTGGTGCTACTGACCAAGGTAATATTGAAAACAGAGATGTACTTCCTGGTAAAGTACTTGTTGGTAAGATATCAGGCGCACAAGGACGTATTGTAACTTACACACAAAATGATCCTACTCAAGGTGGCAACGATAATATCGAAGTACACTTATTAAAACCAATTGACTTTATTGAAGGCGAAGATCTTGAATACGGTAACTTTGTTTCTACCGAACAAGTAACAATATTTGTTGAGTCTGGACAGTACGAAGAAGACTATCCAATTAAAATTGCGGCAAACGTATCATTAAAAGGTGACGAATTTAGACGAGTAATTATACGTCCAAAGAATCGTGTATCACAATCTCAATACGCAAACACATATACTTACAGAGACAAATACTTTGATGGACTAGATATCACAACAGGTGGTGCAAGGTTCTATAACCAAACAGGTGAGTGGCAAGGTTACTTTGGTTACCATTACCTAAGCAATCCTGAAATTCCAGTAGACACAGGTATTCCAGTTACTAACGCAGGTGAGTATGTTAAAGCGGCAAATATCATTGCAGAGAACAGAGGCTTCATTCAAGAAGAAGTAATTCAGTATATCAACCAAAATACTGCGGCACTACTTTATGACCACACACAGTTTGGTGATGATTTAATTAAAATACTAACAGGTGTTGCATATGATATTGTACTAGATAGTACATACAATACAAGATACTTAGGTTTAGAATTCCAAAGAGATAAAACAATTTATAAAGACACACAACTAAAGAACATTTGGGTTGTAGGTCTTACTGAAGCAAAAAGATTAGTTACTGGCTTACCGTCAATAGTTAGTTCTTCAGATGCAACATCTAGAGCAACTACGGCGTTTGATGAAATCATTGACATTATACAGAACGGTGTAATGGATACTGATAGTGCGTCAAGTCTTCCAGTATACAATACTGTTAACACAACTGATCCACTTCGTGAAAATGCAAAGAATAAACTTATAGACAACTATGACTTTATTGCTCAAGAAGCATTAGCATTTTTAAAGTTAAACAATCCTAGAAAATACTTTAACGAAGAAATACGTTTACGTGATGCACGTTGTTTAGCATATGCAGTAGCATATGACGTTATGTATAACTCAAACACAGCAATAGTTGAATACACTAAAGACATGTTTATTGGTGATAGACTGCGTTTAGAGATTGTTACTAGACAAGCAACAGTAGATATGCTGGCGCATTTGAAAACTGTTGTTAGTGACATTGTACAAAATATTGCAGTTACTCCAACAACAGGTAATGCTATTGCACAAGACATTGGTGGAACTCCTGCTAGTGCAACACAAGGTACTGAAGTTAGCAACTTGATTGAAATACTAAGAGACAGTATTAATAACAATAACTTGTTAAACTTAGCGTCAGAAACATTCCCAAGTTTAATAGGACTAGACCCAGCATTAGTTGCGGCTAACTCAGGTATTGCTGGTGCAACTACTACAATTAGAGATGGTTCTATAACTGTAATTGATGCAAGTCCTGAAGCAGTGTTTACATATAATATTGCTAAGTGTAAAAGAGATACAGGACTTATTGCTGATGCAATGGGCAAAGACTTATTAGTCGGTGGTGATGAACAATCGTTACAAGTACAAGGCGAATACTACGATAGTTACATTGTAAAATATAACAACGGCGGATTTGGCGGACAAGAAAATGTTACTAAAGGTGCAATTTTATTTACTGCAACTATTGTAAACAGATTGTTACAAGGATCATATAACCCAGCTAATATTCTACAAACTGTAAGTAACAGTTCATACATTGCACCAGACTTTAAATACGGAATAGGTGAAGTAGGTACTGGAACTATTGTAAACAACTTAGTTGATAGAATGGTTTATGCGTTTGATAGACGCTTTAATCCACCTAAGCGTAATGATGAGATGGATGTGTTCTTGATGAACGATGCTAGTATCTTACGTAACATGACAGTGCAAGGACACGGCGGATTCTTATGTGTGCTTGACCCTGCAGGACAAATTTTAACTAAATCACCATATGTACAAACAGGTTCATCATTTAGTAAGAGTATTAACGCTCAGATATTTGCTGGTGGTATGTTTGTTGACGCTTATGTAGGTAACTTGCCTATGAGTGTTCCAACAACTATTGATGTTGGTAACGGTGTTGAAAGTGGTAAAGTTAATAACTTTGCACTTTGGGTACGCTCTGAAGAAGGACAAGGTCTGTTTATTAGAGAACCAGAACTTCCATGTCCGTTCTATATAGAAGGTAGACGTTTCCAAGTTAACGCAATATCAGACTATGATAAGTCACAGGGTTGGTGTAAAATTTACTTAGATGCTACATCTAATAACAATGCAGGTTTCGATGAATCATTGTTTGAAGATCGTCCAGGTGACATTGCTAGAGACTTATACTTGCAAACTGCTGGTAACAGAAGTATGCTCGGAAACGACTTTACACAGATTAACGACTTAGGTTATGCACTTGTTACTACAAACGGTGCGTTCTCTGAGATGGTTAGTATGTTTACATACTACTGTCATGCGGCATACTATGCGGCTAATGGTTCAGAGATTAGATCACTAAACGGTTCAAACGGTTATGGTAACTTTGGCTTAGTTGCTGAAGGTGCTGATCCAAACGAGATTCCAGACCAAGTAACATACAGTGGCGACATGTCACAACCAGCTAGAGCTGTAAGATGGTTTGAAGATGGTGCATTTAAAAACGCAAATGAATCAAACTCAATATTCATTACAGATTTAAAACGCACACCAGAAAACAATTCAGTAATTACTATTAATCATCCAGGTGCTGCCGGAACATTACAATATAATATTAACGTTGCATCAGCGTTAGGTGACGGTACAAACCCAGGAGATAAAGTTATTTCAGGTGTGCATACTGTTACAGGTATTGGCGGAGCTGATGCTAGTAGAACAGCAGGTACATACAACAATGTAACAGCAACAGGTGGATCTGGAAGTGATGCAACATTCAAAGTAATTGTTGCCGCAGACGGATCTGCTACAGTAGAAGTGACACAAAGTGGATCAGGTTACGCAGATGGTAACGCACTAACTATTGCAGATGCTGATTTAGGTGGCGGTGGTGCTGTTGCACTAGCAGTTACAGTTGATAAAGTATATGGTTCAGACGGAACTAGTGTAATACCAGTTGGTAGATACAACAACACAATTTATCAAATGCAAATTAGTGGTACCCCAGAAGGTACTAACGGAGACTTCTTTAGTCAAGTAAGAGAAGATGTTGCTAACGGTGCGTTTGTAGAATATAGACATGCATCAACACACAGATTTGATGGTGTAAGAGATCAAGATCAATTAGTAACTCGTCCATCTACTGCTATTAACTTTGACGAAAGTGATAACATCACTTACAGATCAATTGCGTTTAGTAGCTTTGATAGTCAAGGCGAATCACTCAGTGATCAAAGTATTAGTGTAACATTTGAAGTAGAATACGATAACATTGAAATGCAAGTAGATAGTGCAAATGTTAGCGGTGGACAAGGTGGTGACATTGGCGATTTAAATATTGCTATTAACCCGGCGGCAGAAGGTTTTGTTATTGATGAAACAGAAGTTAAACGTTTACAAACAGATATTAATAATACTCAACCACCTGCAATACTACAAGATTTAAATGCAAGTTCTTTAATTTTAAGAAACAAAACTTTTGTACAAGAAGAAGTAGTTGCATTTGTTGATGCAACGTATCCAAGTTTAACTTATGATTCAGCTAAATGTTACAGAGACATAGGCATGATACTAAGTGCAGTTGATCACGATATCAAGCACGACGGTAATGCTAAGACTGTAGAAGCGGCACTATCATATTGGATTGGTGCAGTAAGCAGAGTTGCTGGTCAAACTGTAGAAACTATTGCGGCAGTGAACAAAGCAAAAGAAATTGTTGCAGATTACATTCTAACACAATCAGCTTGGACAGCAATTAACACCAATGGTGCTACACAAGATTTAACAGGCACAGCACCTGAGGCAGGAGCAGACACAAGAGTAGAAGTGTTAATGAACATTGTTACTAACGTTATTGCTAACGGTATTGGATCGGCTCCGACAGCAACTGGTTACTCCGGCGGTATGGTATTCAACTGGGAAGGTAGATCACATCAGATTGTTAGATTTACACAAAGTCCATCAGTAGAAAGATCCAATGCAGGCTTTAGTGAAATTATTGATATACTTGAAAACGGACAAGCAAGTACAAGTGTATCAGCAGATGAATTAGTATTTCCTGCACCAACAGGTGGATCTGCAAATAAAGTAAATGCTAAAGATCAATTGATTGCAAACAAAGCATTTATACAAGCAGAAGTATTAGAGCATATTAAAGTAAACCACTTATCAGTATACAATGCAATGAATAAAGCATATTGTTCACGTGATGTTGGATACATTGTTGATGCATTATGTTATGATGTATTATACGGTGGTAACAGTGGTACAACTACAAATGCTAAAGCATACTTTGTAGGTGCGGCATCACAATTAGGAGTAGGACAAAAGACTGCTACTGTTGATGCATATACATACCTAGCTGAAATAGTTGAAAAGGTTGTGACAGAAGTTGCAGTAACACCATTACAGTCTGTGGTAGTACAAGACACTAGCGGAACAGGTGCTACAGCAACAGAAGGAAACGAAGTAGAAGCATTAGTAAACATTATTAAAGGTGTTATTAATGACGAAGGATTGTCAAACTTACCAGCTACAGTACTTCCAAGTATTAGTTGGGTAGACACACAGTACAGTACAGCAAATACTTCACTATTAGCGAACAAAGCAACTATACAATCAAACACAATTGGCTTTATCAATACAAACTATACACAGTTACAATATGACGATGCCAAGTGTGAACGTGATGTTGGATTAATGATTGATGCTATTGCATACGATGTTGCATTAGGTACAAACTATAATGCAGTTACAGCAGGTCTTTCATATCAAAGAGGTAATGCATACGTTGTAAGAAGTAATCAGAAAGCGGCAACACTAGTAGCCATTGGTTATGTTAGAGATCAGTCAGCACAAAAAATTGCGGCAACTTCAACTACACCAGCATTTATTACAATATATGGTGCGGCACGAGGCGATTTAACAAGTGGTGCAACACAAGGTATTAACTCAGCATTTACAGCAGATAAGATACTACGTGCAACAGTTCCAGATAAGCAGTCAGCAGAAATTACAGTTAGTATTTCATTATGTCGTGCTACTGGACATGACTTTACACAAATTGGTACAGGCGGATTTAACGCAAGTAACTATCCAAACGTTATTTTAGGTGATCCTGAAAACGGACTAGCACCTTTCTATACAGACTCTCCAAACGCATCAAGCGCACAAGTTTGGGAAAGACGTAAAGGTAGAGTGTTCTGGATGAGTACAGACCAATATGGTTTCTTCCGTGTAGGTAAGTTCTTTGAAGTTGACCAAGGGCAAGGTAGTATTAAATTCTCAGGTGAGATTGGTATTACAGGTGCTAACGCACTAGGCTTTAAAAAGGGTGTTACAATTGACGAGTTCTCAATTGATGACTCAATGGCAGATGAATCAGATACAGCAGTACCAGTAGAAAAAGCTATTGTTTCATACATAAACAAACGTTTAGGTAGAGACAAAAATGATAACAGTGTAGCTGGTACAATTGGCACAGGCTTCTTACCATTAAGTGGTACACCTGAAATGACAGGTGACTTACAAATGGGTTCCAACAAAGTAACAAATGTTGGTACTCCAGCAGGTGGATCTGATGCGGCAACCAAATCATACGTTGACGAAAAGATTACAGAGTTTGATAGTTTTGAATCAGCAAGAAACACAGCAACTAACAGAGTTGAAGCTGGTGACCTTGTAGTATTCACAGGATTAAGTAAAGCATACACAACAGTACCAGAAGATAGTAGTGGCAGTGACACACACGAAATTGGTGATGTTATAAGAGATGCAAGTGGAACTAAAGAAGCTACTATTGTAGATATCTTTACAACTACAGATGCAATTATTGGTGAAAACGAAGTTGGTAATAACATTTCAGTTATTACATATCAACTAGGGTTAGGTCCAGTATCAGGTGTAACTAGTATAGACTTCCAAGAAGCTGAAGCTATGTTTGGTGTAACAACTAAGAGTACAGTTAGTGCAACAATTATACGTGGCCCATTTGATGAAATTGGTCATGCAAGAGAAGATGCTAACAGCATTATTAATGTATCACTTACAAGAACAGCAGGTGTTAGAGCAAACTCATTAACTGATCCAATTGCAGAAGTTAACTTCCAAATTGAAAACGGATCAATAGTTGATGCAGATATTAACGCTACTGCAAGTATTGCACAAAGTAAGTTGTTAATGGAAAGAGCTAAACCGTCACAGGATAGCACAGGACTATATGGAACAGGCGATGCTGTAGGTCAAGCCAATAGAGGCTTAGCAACATTTGATGCTGATAACTTTGCACATGAAATTCAACTTACATTTGCAAATGGCCTAACAGCAAACGCAGGTGACGTAATTATACAAAGCTCACAGCGTGGTACTATTGTTAATACTATTGTTGGTAGCTCAATTGCTACAGTTAGAACATCAGACAACTTTGTTGCAAGTGCAGACGTTATTCAAATAGCTGAAATAATTGGCGGAGTTGAAAGAGTAGCACAAGCACAAGCAGGTGTTACTGTAACAGCAGTTAATGCAAGTGGATACATTGGCATTAAAGATCGAAGCATTACAGTAGACAAGATGGAAGAAATTGCAGAAGATACTGTATTAGGTAGATCGTCAGATGGTAACGGAATAATTGAAGAAGTACCATTTGAAACTGTTGTTGATCAAGGATTTGGCTTACTAGATGCAGACTTTGAGGATTCAGAGATTGTAGCATTAACAGGTACAATTTTAACTTTTGCAAGTGAAGTAAGTGTTTTAGATAACGAAACTATAACACAAACAGCAACTGGTGCAAGTGGTACAGTACAAGGTAAAGTTGAATCAGAAACTACTATTAGACTTGAAAATGTAACTGGTACGTTTAACGGATCAGCGGTAGTAGGAAGCACACAAGGATTGTTAGGTGCTCCAGTAGCGTTCCCAGCAACACAACCACTTGTTGGAGCGGCTCTAGTAAAACAAGCAGAAGGTGTATATGGTACAACAATAATTAGTACTGGTGCATCAGGCGATAGTATTGCTAGAAGAACTTCAAATGGTACACTACAAGCAACTAGTTATGTACTTGGTGGTACACCTACTGATGTAGTTTTAACATCTAGTGGTGCTAAGTTAATATTAACTACAATGGACGGCGGCATAATACTTGAAGCAAGTGGTACTGCGGATCCAGCAATATCACCTAGAGTTGATATGCCAGGACAGTTAAATATTGGTACAGCAGGAGCAACTGCTGAAGGTACTGCACAAGGTAACGTATCTGCACTTGCTGGTAAGGGTTATGTAGGATCACAATGGAACTACACAAACTTTGTTGAAGCACTAGATAGTAAGAACACTTCTAATCCAACAGGTATTTCATTAGGTGCACCAAGTGCGTTTACAAATTCAGCGGCTGGTGCAGTTGTTGTAGTTGCATCAGGAACAGAATCACTAGTTGTTACTAATGCTTTAACTAAAACAAATGTAAACTTTGAAGTTGGTGCTAATAAATTTACTGTAAATGCAAGCACTGGTGCTACGCAAGTAAATGGTACACTTGGTTGTGGTACATTCTCAGCAGGAGCTATAAGTGGTACATCAGGAACATTCAGCGCAGGTGTAAGTGGTACAACAGCATCATTTACAGGCAATGTTGATTTAGGTAATGCAGGCGCAGATACTATATCAATGAATGGTAGTGTTGATACTAATATTATTCCAACTGGTACACGTAACTTAGGTAGTGCGGCAGCGTCATGGAGTACTGTATATGGTACAACATTCAGCGGTACAGCTACTAATGCAAAATACGCTGACTTAGCAGAGAATTACTTAGGTGATGCAGACTATGAATCAGGTACAGTTGTAGTACTAGGCGGCGATGCTGAAGTAACAACAACTAATGCTAAAGACGATCATAGAGTTGCTGGTGTTGTAACAACTAATCCAGCACACTTGATGAACAGCGGACTTGAAGGTGATCATGTAGTAGGTGTTGCATTAACAGGTAGAGTACCTTGTAAAGTGCTTGGAACGGTTGCTAAAGGTGATATACTAGTATCAAGTGCAATACCAGGATATGCAATGGTTAATAATAATCCACAGTATGGAACAATTATTGGTAAAGCAGTTGAAGCAAAAGATACAGACGGCAAAGGATTTATTGAAGTATTAGTCGGTAAGTAACAAACACGATAAATATATAAAATAGGAACATAGATAATGGCAAACAGATTTCCACTAGTTTTTGACGCCGCAGGCGACAAACAAATTAAAGAGCTTCCAACAGGAGATAATTTAAATCTACTAGGAAGTAGTATAGTTGATGTGGTTAACATGAATGCGTCCGGGACAATAGTTGCAGACACATTGACAGTTAACACTATAAATGCTAGTGGAGGCTCAATAGCGGCCGTAGCAATATCAAACAACTATGCTGACTTAGATAACAAACCTACACTGTTTAGCGGAGATTATAATGATCTTGATAACTTACCAGTAGCAGGTGGCAACACTTGGGCTGACATTACTAACAAGCCAGTAATACCAAGTGCATTAAGTCAACTAGTTAATGATACTAACTTTGCTAGTGAGAATGACTTTGTTATAAATGCCGCTAATGTTGCAGGACTATCAGCAGTTGGTGCAAGTGGTCAGTTTAGTGATTTGATAGGAACACCAAATTTTGTTACTTCAGCACAGATAGCAGACGGTACATTAACTGTTGAAGTTAATAACACTGGTGATTTGCAAGGTAGTGTGTTTGGAGATGATAGTACATTATTAGTTGATCATCACAACAGCAATTTTCCTAATCCAAAAATTAATGGCGAAATACAATGGCTTGGTGCAGGTAATGATGCCCTTACAAAAATATCTGCAAGTGACGGTAGAGTAGTAGTTGAAAGTTTAGGAACTAGAGGTTTAAATCTAAGAGCATACAATCCATTGTCAAGTACTTGGAGTGACAACGGTGTTAACTTAGCAGTAAACATTGACCAAGCAATATTTACACAGTCAAGACAACTAAGAATATCAGATGCTGGCGCAGGTAATGGGACACAATCAGTAACAATACTAGGCGGCAAATATACATCATTAGGCGATGATAATACTTGGACTAAACTTTATTTAGGCGGCTTATCAGATGCTCCAGAAACAATAGGCGGAATTATACCACCTGAAAAATCACATATATTTAGATTTACAAAAGGTTGGTTTGAAACTATTGATACAGACTCGTTAATTGTTAACAGTGACATTGAACTAAAAGGACACATCACTAGTAACGATAGTACAATACTTCTTGATACTGAACAACGTCATTTACGTGGTAGTGTATTAGGCGATGACGATACGCTATTAGTTGATAGTGCTAACAATCGAATTAACGGAACAACAACAGGTGACATTGATAGAGTTGGCTCAGCATTAGGAATTACAAGTGACAGTGGCATTAACTTATTGCCAACTGGATTTTTAGCTATACCAAATGCAACAACAATAACTGCGGCGGCTTCAAGTACAATTAGCCTAACAGCAACAGGCACATTAACACTAGCATCAAGCGCAGGCAAAGTAAAGATTACTAGTGTCGGCGTACCAGTTACTTCAATTGGTGTTGCAGGTGACGAACTAGGTATGATTGCATTTAACGGATCATACATATATTATTGCACAGCAGATCATGATTCTATAACAAATATTTGGAAGAGAATAGCATGGTCGGGTGATACATGGTAACGGAGACATAAATGGCAATTACATACATTAACACAGGAACAATCGCAAACGACGGAACTGGTGATGATCTTCGTGATGCGTTTATTAAAATTAACGACAACTTTGAAGAATTAGACTTACGTATTGTAGAAGACTTTAAT